ATTGGCTGACAAGCTGCCACCCTTGGGGCGCTTCAACTCAATCATGATCGGGCCTTGGTCAGCCGGTTCACGCCAACCAGTTTCAGGCACAAAGATTTCCAGATCTGGCCAGCCAGCCTGCATGCCCAGCTTCTTCAGGCGCATCTTGTAGCTAACGTGGCGCTCGCCCTCATTCGGGCTGTGATGCCACACACTGCCCAGCGGCAAGGCCACCTGAAGCCAGTGGACTACATATTCTTGCAGCCCGTCCTCAGTCATCTTGATAGAAGTCGTTGGGCGTTACTTCGCCAGCACTTAGCTGCACGATTTTACGCATGTTGCTGGCTTTCGGTATCAAGCGCTGCTCATGGCCGACCGGCAGGCACCAGCGGCGCACCACAGTCGCGTGTGCAGCCCCCACAAGCCTTGCCAACTCGCTGTAAGACCAGCCCTTACTCTCACGATATTCGTTTAATTGCATAACGCCATCCGTACCAGAAATTTGTACTGACGTTAAATTACTTGACCTATAAAGACAATAGGCTTACCTGTATCAGGTGTTTGACTGAAAGCGACAAGGTGATACGATGAATAGTTATTCAGTGAGAGGCGTTGGGCCTGTGGCACCAAACAATCTGGACAGAATGATTAGGCGCAGCGGCCTAAAAAATAACATGGTTGCCGAACTCAAGGGCATCCAGCCTGCCACCTTGTCACGCCATAAATCTGGCGACATTGGCATTTCATTAGGCGACGCTGAAGAATACGCAAAAATTTTGAACTGCACACCGCAGCAGATATTTTTTAGCGCCCCACCCATCCCAGTGCTGGCCTGCGTTTTCCCCTGGGACGACGAGTGTGGCGAAAAATTTAAGCAAATAGCGCCTGAAATGGTTGTGTCACATAAAGGTGGCCATCCAGAGTTAGTGCTAGGTCATTCTGGCGGCAAAATGGAGCGTATGGCACGCTATCAAAACAAAGCCATATATATGCACGACTACTATTATCAAGATTCGATGTGCATTTACTGGGATTTGTCTGACGACCTTGATCATCCATCAGCTTGGCAACACGGCAACATGGACATCGTGGACATGGACCCAATGCAGCGGGGTGTCGTCAGCAAGGATTGCCTTGGCCATTACAGCATCGTCAAAACCAAAAAAAATTTTTTACTTTATGGCGTTGTGTATCAGACAAGCCGCACCAAATACACCGTGGAAAGCGCCTATTTTGGACGCCATGAAAATGTTGAACTCGAATGGGGCTGCCCAATCGTCTCAATGATATTACGTCCAGAATTGCGCGACATGCAGTGGGTGGACTTTGACGTGACAGACACTAGGAATAAAATGATGGCAATTAAAAAGTAATTTTACGTACTGAATAATAAAAGCATATTGACGGAATAAGTAAAGAATATTAAACCTTGGCAGGAAGCTATTTCTGTTGAGGTTTTTTTATGTCGCTACCACCGTCCATAAAATGGGCTGCTGACAAGCACTATTTTCATCACAGCAATCCGGCATCAAAGCCATTATGTCGTACATTGTTTGAAAAGTGCGTGATCCGTCCCAAGGTGTCCCAAGCCTGGGCGGTCATCAAAGGCGATAAAGTCGGCGACACAGACGCCGCAAAAGCTACTGTAAACCTATACAAAGATGACAATGCCAACATGCTGGCAGGGCGTGTAGTACAAGACTGCGCCAACCTACATTTGATTGATGGCCACACCATTGAGGCTGTCATCCGGCAAGGTTTGAGCCGCTTGGATGAATACCAGCCGCGCACCTGGGATGATGGCAAAGACGAGCGCAAGCTGGCGGTCAACCGCGCAGAGTTTGCTGACGTTTTGACCAATGCCATTGAAGGCGTGAAAGAAGCGCATGCCCATTACGGGCTGAACCGCATCGACGGTGAATCTGAAATCTTCACCAACTTGTCTGGCCTTGAACTACCCTATTCCGGCTTTCCTGATTTCTCACGCCGCATTGAACTGAAAACCAAATGGACGACGCTGGATAAGCGTTCAAAGACCGGCGTCAAATCGGCCAGTTTACCGCAGCAGCCGGACTGGCCGCACGTCTGCCAAGTCGCAGGATACTGGGCTGGCACCGGCCTGATGCAAACCATCGTCTATGCCCGTAAAACACCAACCACAAAGAATGCCGTTGGTTACCGTGTCTTCAATGCTGACAACAGCGACAGGCTGACCAATGAGGGGCTGCAAGCCGCCCTAAACCACATCACAGCCAAGTGCGCGATTCGCGAAAACATCCTGAAATCTGCCAATTCGGTGGAGCAAATGCTGCGTCTGATTGAACCAGATTTTTCACATATCTGGGCGTGGGATTTGCGCCCAGAGGTTTTGACAGAGGCAAAAAAACTATGGGGGTTCAAATGAGAAGAAACCTGTTGTGGCTTCACGTTGATGAAGCTGGCCGACCACTGCGGCCTTATAGTGCGTGGCGTGAAGCCTTGCGCGTGTGCGGCATCGTCATCGGCGCATTGTTTGCTGTCTTCAGCCTGTGGTGCTTCATCGTGCTGCTTGACCTGGTGATGATATGAACCCGCAGCCCACGCTTTTCGAGGCCATGCAGGCACCGCGCAATGAGCGTGAAGCACGGTTTGTATCCTTCCACCAAGCCAACCCTGTTGTGTATCAGCTTTGGGATCGCTTCACCCGTGAGGCGATTGCCAAGGGCCACAAGCGCGTAGGATCGCAAATGATCATGGAGCGCATCCGCTGGGAGACAACCATCAACATCATTGATGCACGGCCTGACGGTGAGGCGCTGAAGATTAACGATCACCACAAGCCATATTACGCACGGCTGTGGATGAAGAACAATCCAGCCCATGCAGGGCTGTTTAACACGCGATCAGTAGAGGGTGACAATGAGTGATCAGGCAAAGATCAACGCAGCAATCAACGCCGCAATGGGTCAGATACAGAAGCTGGCCAAGGGTGACCGCAACCAGCATGGCAACTACAGCTTTGCGTCCGTTGATGCGTTCTTGGATATGTGCCGCCCGATCTGCGCTGAACACGGGCTGCACCCGCAAGTCGATAGCGTAGGCACTGAAACATTCAGCGCGGGCAACGCAAAACTGTGGGCCAAATTTAGTTACAAGATCGGCATGGGCCATGTGTCAGGTGAGAAGACCGATCCTGTCGGCATGGATGTCATGTTGCCGCTGACAGGCGCACAGACTAGCGGCAGCGCGCAGTCCTATGCTGTGAAGCAGTTTTTGCGCGGCTTGTTGATGATTTCAACGGGCGACAAGGACGATGTGGATTTCAAACAACAAGCACCAGATGACGGGGTTGAAGCCGCTAAATCAGCAGAAGAAGAAGAATCTGCATACGATCTGGACGCGCTCGAAACCAAAATCAAATCATTCAAATCACTGACCGGTCTCAATGCTTGGATCGGTGAAATGAACCCAGTGCTGACTGCGATGCACAGGGCCAAGCCTGACGACTACAACCGCTTTTATGCTTTCTGGAAAAAACAAGAGAAGGACATCCAAAATGGCACAACCTGAATACAAAGCTGGCAAAATTCAGTTGGTGCGCGGCATAGAGATTGACGACAATCTGAGCATCAGTTTTTGGTTCAACATCAGTGACCCTGATCTGAAGGCACGTTTGGACGCCTATTATCAAGCCACCAAGGACGATTTCAAGCAGCAGCCTGGTCTGGAGATACAGGTCAAGATTGGTGACACATATCACCGTGTGGCCAGATCACGCCTGTGGCTTAACGACGGCGCACCACGGCAGCAAGCACCGGCACCGGCTCATGCACCGCCACCGGCTCATGCACCGCCACCGCCGCCACCACCGGCACCGCCTCCGCATACAAGCGTGCCTGATGCACCGCCACCACCACCTGGTTATGAGGCTGCAAAGAATGGCTACTAACGCTCTACTGACGGTCAGGGAAGCGTGTGACGCCCTGTTTGGTGAAGGCTACAGCGAGGCCAGTCGCAAGCGCGTCAGGCGCTGGATACAAGACGGCCAGATCAAGGCCATTCAAGATGGTTCACGGTGGTTCATACCGCGTGCCGAAATTGTGAAATTAGGTGGGATTGATGAACAAACACAAAGCAGCATGGACGCCTGAAAAGCGTGCCGCGCAAAGTAAGGTTATGAAACGCATATGGGCAGCTAGACGCCAATCGGTGAGCATTGAGCCGCCACCCAAGAACTGGCTGCAAAGAATTTGGGACGTTATGAGAGGGGCGCACTAGCGCCCCTTTCTGTTTACCAACACCGCGCCAGCCGCATCGCGTTTGCGCTGACTTTTCTCTTCATCTTCGATGTAATGCCCGTAACGCCGTTTAGTGAACTCTGGATTGGTGTGACCCATTGATTCCGACACATCAACCCAGTTGGCACCAAGCTGGTTAATCATATTGCTGGCAAATGCGTGGCGCATGTCTGCCCACAAGAAATGCAGCGGCTTGCCTGTTTCTTCATCCTTAAAAGGGCAGACTGCACGCATGGGCTTAATGGCTTCACTGAAATCGTTCTTGCGTAATGGGGTGCCAGTCGTAGACGGAAAGACCAGATCATCAAAATCTTGGTATCTGCTTTTTTCAAGCAAATCATCCAGCATCGCACAAACTGCCTGCGGTACCTCAATGTCGCGATCCTGCCCCTCTTCAGTCTTGGCGCGGCCAATAGTTTGTGTGCCGTGGTCTATGCCACCACGGATTGAAATAATCTGTCTGTTTGGCGAGTAGTCGCAGCGGCGCAAGGCACGCAACTCACCCTGACGCAGGCCAGTGGTGATTGACAACAAGATCATCAGTTCCAGCTTTGCTGGGCTGATCGTTAGATGATTTCGCTGACCGTATTGGAACTTTTTCTCTGCTGCCTTTTTGAAAGCGGCAGCGTGCGCGTCCAGCGCATCTGTCTGCAACCATGCGATGAACCCTGGCTGCACTTTGGGTGCGCGCACATCTTTTTTGCTGGGCTTTGGCAACTGGATGTCTTCAATCGGATTGGCGTCGATCCACCCCTTGCCAGCCGCAAACTTCAAAAACTTCGACCAATGCTTGCGACGGGTTTGCATTGTCTCGACGCTTTTGCCTTCATTCTTGATGGCTAACTGAATGCACGTCCTGAAATCTTCACGCTCTGACTTTCGGCCCAGCCGTTCCATTTGATGTTTGCCAACAGCGATGCCTTTGAATTTGACAGCGGCCAGCAATCCAAGGTTGAACTTTTGTGCCTCAAAATACGACTTGGTTTGCAGCAACGCCTGGTTAGCTTGGTAATCGTCAAGTGCGTCACGGACTGAAAACAATTTCGGCTTGGCTTGAGCCTCAACATCTTGGCCAAGAACAAACTGCGCTTTTAGTTTTTCAGCTTCTTTCATTGCCGCTTCACGCGATTCAAAATTACCATGCTTAGTGTCTAAGCCGACACGATTAGCGTTGATGACCCAATGGCCACGCTTCTCCCAAAACTTGACAGATAAATCCCTCATCAACTTGCTCCCTTTTGATTTTTAACTACCACCATATTGACACAAAATGTCAAACAGTACAAATAAAACTGGGACAAAACTGGGACAAACACAAAAAAACAGCCCCCAGCCAGTTAAGGCCGAGGGCTTGTTTTTGAAGCTATGCTTGGGTTGTAGGCTGGCATCCCGTAGGGGATTCGAACCCCTGTTGCCGCCGTGAAAGGGCGGTTTTGACAGGTATTTAGGGGTAAAAACCTAGTATTTTTGGGGTGTTTTGGTTGTTGTTGGTAGCCGGTGGTAGCCAGAAACCTGGGACAAACTGGGACAGATTACGCCCGAGCTTTACGCCTGTTTGCAAAGGTCGCCACATTGGTCGGCTTGCCACCTACGCCCTGCTTTTTAGACCGCTTGCGCTGCACCGCAGACCGCACCTGAGACTTGCTCATGCGCCCTGCCTTTGCCGCTGGCACGCACTTGGGATAGCCACGCTTACCACGTTCTGAAGAGGTGCGGCCACACTTCTTGTAACCGCCACCCTTCTTCGGTGCGCTGATATCAACCCAGTCCTCTTTAAACCATTTGGTCAGGCTCATGTCGGTTTCTTGCCCCTGTATTTACCGCCGCGCTTTTTATACTCGCGGACAATCCAAGCTGATGAATATGCGCTGGGTGTTACCTTGAACTTACGTTTCGCCGCCGCCTTTACGCGCTTATAAAGTTCAGGGTTGGTCGGTGTCGGCCCACTGGTGACAACCTTCTTTTTGCGGGGTGCCATCAGTAAGACATACGCCTCGATGCACGACGGCGTGGCGCCATCTTCTTCTTTGCAGCCGCCCTTGTCGGCTTACGCTTCGGCATAATCTTCGGCTTTTTCATCATTCCTGGCATTGCTGTCACCTTCCTGTTTTACGCATCGCCAACCGATGCGCTTCTCTGAATGTCTTGCCGCCGCGCATCAGCTTACGCATCTCTGTCATGTGCTTGGCTGTGTGATGGACGCCATGGCGCTTCAGCGCGGCTTGCTGCCGTGCCGTCAGTTTCTTCATCTTCATGGATTATCTCCGCGACTTTTTACCGGCGCACTTCCAGCGCTTGCGTGACAGGCGCAACGGGCTGTTGGGATTGCGTGCAGCCTTTGGGTGCTTCTTCATCTGACCGGCTGATCGGGCGCAATAGCTGTCGCCCTTCGATGTCCCTGGGCGAACCCGTGGGCCACCACCCTTTGCCTTGCCAGCTTGTCCATAGCTGACGCGCTTACCGGTGGCAGTGACCTTAACCTTGGCCTTGCCCTTGGCTGGCGCTTTCCTAGCCATCAAGCAGCCCCTTGCGATAACCGTTCTTGCGGTCATAGGTCAGCAACTCTTTGCGCGGCTCATGAACGTAGCTGCAATGGATCCAACCGGTGTTGCCACCCGTGTAGCACTCAAGGATCAATTGATCGAACTCACAGTTGTCAGCAACCCATTGCGCGACTTCCATGTTGCTCACCCCCGGCACTTCAAAGTCAGCCGCCTGACCTTTAGCGTGTTGGCTTGTAGGCTTTGAGCCAATCGCCATGCACAACTCTGGGCAACGATACCCGCTGGTCACTGTGACCGGCCTGTCAAAGTGATCCCGTACCGGCTGCAAGACGGCCTCACAGAGCCTCTCCAGGTGTTCGACCTGGTTAGGGTGCGGCGTATTATCGATGCCCCTCCGAAGCGCTGTCTGGCTCTTGGTCATTTCGACCAGGCTAAAATTTTTAGACAGCTTCATTTCTTCGCCTTGACCTTGCCGACGACGCCCTCGAGCATCCCGCCCCCAAAGTAAAACGCGAGAATGGTCAGCATCGCCTCGCCCACATAGAAGTCATCAATGACTTGTTTCACGTCTGGGATGTTGGCTTTGCCCATCAGGGTCATCACTAAAACCAGCGTGAATGACGACAGAAACGTGGCTGTGAACATTAGGGCAAGATACCGCTGCGCCACCTTGAAAGGTGCATAGGCCGCCATCGTATCGATCTTGGCCTGGGCTTTGACGCGCTCCATTTCTTCATCAGAACTGTGGACATCATCTATCAAGTCCATGCCCTTCTTAATCACATCCCCGTTGCCAAGGATTGATGCTAAAACTCCCAGCATTATTTTTTATCTCCCATTTGCGTGAAGCCCATGTACGCCCCCACCACCCCGCTAAGTGAGAGGTACAGCAACGGGCTAATTTCTTTGAGTAGGGCTATCCGGGCGTCTGGTATGAACGGCATAAACAACAGGATGGTGTAAACGCCCATGCCTATGAGCGCGTAGCGTGCTAGGCGTAGCTGCGCCAAGTGCTTGCGGCTTTTGTCTTCTGTTTCACGGATTTCACGGGCGCGTTCAATCTCTGCGTCTGTGACCACGCCATCATTGTCGAGGTCATAGCGCTCAAACTCGCTCGACCTCTCCAGCTTTTTCTGGGCCACGCTTTATCTGTTCATAAGCGCATCAGCTAAACGCTGGTTTAAATCTGTACCGGCAAGCACTGGCACAGCGGCTCTGGCAGCAGACGGCCCCGCGCCTACAACATTACGAACCAACGGCACCCCTGCTCTGGAGTATGCCATTGGCCCACCAATTAAATTTGCCGCGAGAAGACCACCATATGCCGGCACAAGTGATGGATCATAAAGACCTGTTGTCGGAGCGCCGCCTGCCATGATTTGCGCTGATCCCACACGGCTCGCTGTGCCACTATCAGGCACACGGCTGCCGATCAAATCTTCCATCTCGCGACCAAAGCGCTGCATACGCGCTTGACCTCGCGCAAATCTACGTCGTTGACTGCGCGGCCCTGCCCTAGCGGCAGTCATCACATCTGTCGGCGTAAACATTTCGTTTTTGACAGTGCGTGCTGACGCATTTTCTATCACAACAAAATTGCCATAAGCCTGATCCAATTTGGCTAACCTTGCTGCGTCTTGTGGGTTATTTGACCTGACTGCATCCATCAACGCGCCGCGTATTGCATCAAGTTCATCAGCTTTGCGGAGTGTTTCTTCTGTCGGATTTACGCTTCGCAGCCTGTTTATATCTTCTCGCAAAAACCGTTGTGCTTTTTTAATATTTTGACCATCCAGGCCCCCACCAACAATATTTTTTGTGATGATCTTTTTGGTTCTGCGACTGATATCTTTTGCTATGTCTTCATCAACGTCTTTCAGGATGGTGGCAATATTTGCAGACAAATCAGTGGCGTCTTCAATTTTGAGTTTCGGCAGCAGTCGCCCATATTCGGTTTGCAAAGTTTGATGCGCTTTGTCTATTAACTTAGCGCCTTCTAAATTACCAAAACGTGCTTTAAGACGCCTGCCTTGTCCAAGAGGCTCCAGCGCTTCTAGGACGGCTGCACGATTAAATCCAACTTGTGACCGTCTCAACGCCGCTTCAATTGCATCACCAATGCCATAGACAGTGCGGCCAGCAGATTCCTCCAATCGGCGCAACGCTGCGCCAGCGACGTTAGATTCGCCAACAGCTTGGCCTGGTGTCAGCGGCACCCCTTGTCGGATGGCCTTTTTCGCTGTGTCCGTTATTGCAGGCAACGCCGTGCGTGCTACGCGGTCTACGATTGGCCCCGCAACGGTGCCGATTGCTCCCGCAGTAGCTGCGTCATCAAGACGTTCTGCTGGTGTGCCTTCTGCCGCGCCTGCCCCGTACAAAGCACTTTGCGCACCTGATGCTGCTGCTGCTTGTGCCGCTTGCTGGGTTCTTCTGCCACCGCCTAAAGCGCGCACACCTTGCGTAATTCTAGCACCAGTTGCTGCCAAAGCGGCCTGACCGCCTGGAACCAATGTTGCAACAATGGTTGGAACGATTGCGCCAGCTATTTCTGACGTTAAAGCACTGCCAGGGTTTTGTTGCCTGAATTGCTCAAGTGATGCCCTAGCGTCTTTCAAATTTTCTGCATAGGTTTTTTCTGGCGAAACAACTTTGCGGATGGCTGCTTCTATTTCATCGCCAAAACCGAAAGTTGCACCTTGGAAAGCAGACTCTGCAAGGCCGCCAAAGTAATTTACACGATCTGGACTTGCTTGTGTTTCTTGCTGCTCAACAAAACTCCGCAGATTGTCTTTTGCTTGGGTCATGGCATCAACTCCTGTCTGCGATTGTCCAAAAGTTCTGCCTCTTCATCAGTAAGTTTATCTATACCACCATAGATATCAATGAAGGTCGGTATGTCCCCCAATCTAATTTGCGGCAGTATCAGTTCAAAAACGAAAGAGTCGTTTTCACGAATTTGGTTTTTATAGTCCTCAAAAGAATCGTAATTTTTGCCGTCTAAAGAACCTGACCCCAAGCCATCATTTTTCTCATAATAGCGTCTAGCCTCTGATGCAATAAATCGCACCTTGGCGGCAGATGCCAATTGCTGCAATCCGATCATTCGGTTGGCTTGTGGTGTGTTTCCAAAATTTAGAGTGGCTCTTTCAGCGACACCTAATTCTCTGTTGGAAAGTGCGCCCTTTAGTATCTGCGTCATTTCCAGACTCAATTTGCTAAAAGCAGAAAGCAGATTTTGTTTGTTATTAATTGATGCGATATCAATCCCAAGGTCTTTTTCTGGGTCAAACCCAAAAAGTCGTCCTGTAGCAACTACGGCATTTTTGATTGCAAGTTCTGTCTGACCGCCTGGGCCGGTAAAATCATCGTCATCAACTCTGTCGTAAATATCTAAAATTTGGTTGATTGTCTCAACTTGCGCATTGAAATCGTTTGACTCTTTACGCAGTTCACCTAGTTGAGCCACATCTGCTTCAGCCAGTTTTGTTCGGGCAGCAACTGAAACTTTGTCATCGCCCAAGTTAACGTTGACGCCGCCACCTCCAGTTTTTACTCGTTTGTTAGTTGCGGTGTTAATTTGATAGTCTGCGGCCTCATCTGCTGTCAGCCCATATTTATCAATTTCAGCCGTTGTCAAATCTCTAAAATTATCAGGCGCCTTTGCTGGCGCACGCGGCTGAACCAACTGGTCAATGCTGGTTGATGTTTGCTGAGTTAGCGGGTTTGTCTGCGTGGTCTGTACGCCGGTAAATTCACCCAAGTTTACTAATTCAGATGATGTGGTTGGCGCAAACTGCGCTGCAAGCAATGCCGTTTGAGCGGCTGCTGGGTTGGCAGCAACAGCGGCGCGAACATTCGGTGCAACATTCGGTCCCAGCATCCCCATAATCTGATTCGTCATTTCAGTCTCACGCGCTGTCTGAGCGTCACCAGCCTTGCGCTGTAGATACGCGCCGACTAGGGCGCTAGACAGCCTGCCAAGCCCTTGTAGTGGCGTCCTGACGGGCGCAGCACTTGCACCCTGCCCCATCAGCGCTTGGCCAAGGATGCGGCGCGGATCGGACTGATACGCCTGATTAAGCTGCTGGAACTGCATTGACGGGCGTTGGCCTGGTTGCATCAGACCGTGAAATGGTGTGTGTGCCATCGTTTACCTCAACAAGTAAGCTGCGCCAAGATTGCCAGCCAGTCCGAAAAGCCCGCCAAGATTTGCTGAACGGTTTTGCATCGCCTGATTGTATGCGTTTTGCTGTGCCGCCATCTGGGCGCCAAACGCGCCCTGCGTATCAATACCGCCAGGTGCAAAGAAGCTGCCCTGCTGTATTTGTGGGCCACCCAGCAGTGCTGCCAGTTCGTTGAAGTTCTGACCGCGCAGTGCTGTGCGCTCTGCAATCTGCCGCTGGCGTGCCTGATTGGCGATCTGGTTGCTAAGTAGCTGGTCAGCCACTTGCTGCTGTCTGGCTGCATTGGCAAGCTGCGTATTAGCAGCCGCTTGGCTGAAGCCTTGGCCCTGCGCCGCCAGTCCAAACTCACCGCTGGCCGCACGCTCACCAAACTGCTGCGCCCGGATGTTGCGTGCCTGATTGACAAGTCGGTCAGATTCCTGCCCTGCCGCCAGTGTGGCCTGCTGTGCCAGACGCCCTAGCTGTTCGCCTTGCTGTGTCTCCAGACGGTTCACAGCGTCATTGTAGCCTTGTGATGTGATGGGGATGCCACGATCTGCGAGGTTCTGTTCGAGCGCCTC